ATGAATTTCAGCTACTCGAAAGACGGAATAACGGTTGCGGCGATGATTGATACCGCCCACCCGAAAAAGTCCGGGAGGTATCCCGTAAAGATTCGGGTTACTTACAACCGTGACCGTCGATACTATCCCACGGGAAAGGACATGACCCCGGAGGAGTGGGTGGCGTTGCCGACAACCAAGGCGCGAACGCTGGCATCGGTCCGTAAGGACATCGAAAGCAGCTACCAGATCGTGCGGTCAGCCGTCGAGGAACTGGCCGCCTCGGGAGGCTTCTCGCTGGATGCTCTCAACACCCGACTGAAAGGAGCTGCCACGGATACGGTAAACACAGCGTTCCGGGCTCGGATGGAGGCATTGAGAAAAGCCCAGCAGGTCGGCAATATGCTGATTTACGACAACGTGCTCAAAGGGCTGGAGCGGTTTGCGGGGCCTCGTATTCGTTTCGAATCCATTACGGTCTCCTGGCTGGAGAAATATGCGCTGTTCCTACGAAAGGAGGGCAAGGCGCAGACCACAATAGCCATCCATCTGCGAACGCTTCGGGCAATCCTCAACATAGCCAAGCAGCAGGGAGTTATCCGCGAGGCGCAATATCCGTTCGGCCGGGGGCCGGGGCGATATTGCATCCAGGCTGGAACGGGTCGCAAAATGGCCCTTACATTGGAGCAGATCGGGCAGATTGCCCGCTACGATGACGGACGGCAGACAACGGCACGCTATCGGGATTATTGGTTGTTCCTCTATTTGTGCAACGGAATCAATGTGGCCGACTTCATGCGGCTGCGGTATCGGGATATTGTCAACGGGGAGATCTGTTTCATCCGGTCAAAGACCGAGCACACGCTCCGCACGCTGCGCGATATTCGGGTAGTGCTGACCCCTCCGATGCAGGAGATCATTGACCGGTGGGGCAACCCGAAACGACCGGATGCCTTCATCTTCCCGATACTGACGGGCCGGGAGGATGCCATGACGACCAAGAACCGGACCAAGGATCTGACGCATTCGATCAACAAGCGGATGAAGGAGGTGGGCGAACAGCTCGGCATCGGGCCGATCTCGACCTATACGGCCCGGCACTCGTTCGCCACGGTGTTGAAGCGGGCCGGTGCAAACATTGCCTATATCTCCGAATCGCTGGGGCACAGCGACCTCAAAACCACGGAGAACTACCTGGCCAGCTTCGAACGGGAGGAGCGGGAAAAGAATGCAGAAATATTAACGAAATTTTAGGAGGTGAAAAATCATGACAATCGAACAGTCAAAAATATTTAGTGGTGATAAATGTGATGACTCTAACAACCTCGGTTATCATGCATTAAAAACAGCAATTCATGATATTAAGCGCCAATTGTCAATTTGCGATGAATTGTCAGACGCTTTAAAAATTAAAGGTTGGGAATATCTTCAAGAGAGTATCAAAGATTTACATAAGGAAAATAAAAATATTTTGGGCTTTGATATAGATGAAGCTTTTTCTGATGATGATATAGAGGAAGAAATATCCGGTTGTGAATATTATTATTTGGATCATTTTAAGGAATACCCTACAGCCGATTTTCATTATGATTGGGATGAACAACACTTTGTCGATAGTGATGGAAGATATTTCTCCGATGAAATGGTGTTAGAGAGTGAATATTGTCATGAACAGGCTATAACTGATTTAGAGGAAAACTATCGGCAGGAACATCCTCATGGTTCAGAGATAGATGGAATGTTAAGGATTTTGCAGTTTGAATGTGAAGGGCATATTGCTCGATTTAGGGACAAACAGGATTTTATTAAGAGAATAGAAGCAAAATCTCTTGTGAAACAAGATCGGACCTTTTTGGTTGATTTTATAATAAAAAATAGAGAGTCGGTTCTACGTTTTATAGACGCTGAATTAAGTCCTTGTACGGTAAAACAAGGCAAGTTAATAGCTATGATAATCGTTGTTTTGCGAGATTGTGGCTACTTTGTGCAGACAGATGGAAAATTGACTCAAATCCATAAAGCATTTTGTGAAAAGTATCCTGGTAAAATAGGGCGATTAACTGGTATTGTTGATTATATTAACAGCCACGATAATCCGGGATATGATGGAGATAAGCAAATTAGAGAAGATGAATTAAAGTTATTGCAAAGTAAATTAGAAAATTTTGTGGAGTAAAGTGGAGTACACGGCGCTCCACTTTTTTGTTCATCACCTTTGCGTCAGATATAAACAATAAAATATCGACGCTATGGACAACACCGTAATTGTAACTACTCCGGCGCAACTGCAGACGATCATCAGCGATGCAGTAAATGCCATCCTTCCGAAACTCGCCGATTTCCGGCGTAAGAACGAACCCGTCGAGACTGACGGAATGAATGTCGAGGATGCCGCCCGCTTTATCACCGAACAGGGAATTCCAGCCACGCGGGCGACACTCTACAATCTGGTCTACAAAGAAGCTATCCCTTACAAGAAATTCGGGCGCCGCACGGTGTTCTCGAAACGGGAACTCCTCGCCTGGATCGAATCCCGAACCGAGCACCGCGAGGATCGTCGCGCGGCGGCTGCGCTGCGTCTTGCCGAAAGTGCCAACCGTAAATAAAAAGCCGGAGGTATGAATGAGAAACAACACGCCCCCGGCGTCCAAGGCCGACGCGCAGGGGCATTTTATGAAGTCTTCCATAAAGGTAATATCTATCATTTAAGAAATAGCGAATTTCGTGTTTTCTCGTTACTTGTATGCGGCGGAATGTGGTCTACATTTGAGATTGCCGAACGGTTAAGCATTCCCGATCCCAGGAGCACGATCCGCTACCTGCGCAATATGGGAATCGACGTATCGGACGTATGGGTTCACGAGAAAGTCCGGGACAGCGTTCTGAAGTTCAAGCGTTACTTTATCCACGGTGCGCTATGAACAAGGATTGCTACTACTTTACGCACGACAGCAACGCCAAGGATGACCCCAAGTGCGTACTGATGATCGAGCAGTTGGGGATGGAGGGTTACGGCATCTATTGGATGCTGGTCGAAACCCTCCGCGACCAACCCGATTACACCTATCCCGTGGCCAATATCCCTGCCCTGGCACGTCGTTACAACACCTCGGCCGAGAAGGTGCGAACGGTGGTCTACAACTATGAACTTTTCACGGTAAAAGACGACCGGATCTTCTTTTCGGAGAGCCTGAATCGCCGGATGCAAGCCTTTAACGAGAAGCGTGCAAAGCGCTCGGAAGCAGGACGTTTGGGTATGGCTCGACGATGGGGAGATAACAACGCTATAACACCGTTATTGCAAAAGAATAGCGCTGTTATAACTAGTAAAGTAAAGGAAAGTAAAATAAAGAAACTATCTAACGATAGTAAAGAAAGCGCGGACGAACCACGTAATGGGACAGCCAAACGCACGGCGTTTGTCGTCCCCGAGATAGAAACCGTTAAAGACTTTTTCTTGACTATCCACGGGACGGAAACGGATGCCGAATGTTTCTACGATCATTTCACAGCGAACGGCTGGCGAGCCGGTAAAAATCCAATGAGGGATTGGAAAGCCGCTGCCCGAAACTGGATACGACGCAAACATGAATTCTCTTCCGCAAACACACCAAGCCATGAAACGCAACGACCGTATGAACTCCTCGACTGATATTCCCGCGCAGGGGCTGCCGGAATCCCCGGAGCTGGAGCGTGCCGTGCTGGGTGCGCTGATTCTCGAACCGGCTTACCTGCCCGATGTGCGGAGCCTGCTGACGGGAGAGACCTTTGCCGACCCAACGAACCGTCGCATTTACGAGACGATTCTCTCGCTCGATGATCGAGGAAAGAGTGTAGACCTGGCGAGCATTGCCTCGGCATTACGCACCTCGACGGGCAAAGAGTCTCGGATCCCGATGGCTTACCTGGTCGGTTTGTCGAGCGATGTCGGCACGGGCGTGAACTGCGTATCCTGGGCCCGTCAGTTGAAAGACACCGAGACCCGCCGCCGGTTGGTGGTGTTCAGCTACGAATTGGCGGCCCGCGCGGCCTCCGATCCCGACGGGGTGCTCGACTGGGCGACGGCGGAGATCTCCATGATCGGCGACCGCTCCACTTCGACCAACGACCTGCGGCCCCTGGGCGCAATCCTCCGGGAATCGCTCCAGCAGCTCGAATGCCGGTGCCGGGCCTATGCCTCCGGGCAGCCCGTGGGGACCTCAACGGGCCTGCGGAGCCTCGACACCTATACAGGCGGCTGGCGTGGCGGGCAGTTGGTCGTTGTGGCCGGACGTCCCGGTATGGGCAAGAGTGCCGCCGCGCTGCACTTCATGGCCAGTGCCGCCCGACAGGGCACACCGGTTTGCTTCTTCTCGCTGGAAATGCGCGACACGCAGTTGTCCGATCGGTTGCTGATCGGCCGGAGCAATGTCGACGCCAACGCCTACCGGACCGGGAGCATCACCTCCGAGGTATGGGAAACGCTGGAACGAGTTGAGGCCGAACTTGCGGCTTTGCCGATCCATATCAGCGACCGCCCGGCCACGTCGATGACGCAGATACGGGCGCAATGCCGGAGGATGCACCGCCGGAGCAAGTGCGGGATGGTGGTGATCGACTACCTGCAACTGCTCGACGGTGACGACCGCCAGCAGAGCCGCGAGCGCGAGGTGGCCAATATGTCGCGTGCGGCCAAACAACTGGCCAAAGAGCTGGATATTCCGGTTGTCATCCTGGCGCAGCTTTCCCGCAAGGTTGAGGAACGGCCTGACAAAACGCCACTGCTGTCTGACCTCCGCGAATCGGGAGCCATCGAGCAGGATGCCGATATGGTGCTGTTCATCATGCGCCCAGAGTATTACGGCATTCAAACGATCCAGACAGGCCGCTATGGGACTATCTCCTCGCACGGTGTCGGGCGGTTCATTATTGCCAAACAGCGGGACGGCCGCACCGGGGAGGTTTGCTTCCGGTTCAATCGGAGTGTCACGAACCTCACCGACTACAACGGTCCGGATGAAACCCCGGATGCTGGCTCCGACCCGTTCTAACAGGTTCGCGATTTTACCGCGTGAAATTGCCCGGGTGGAATAAGTGCCCATAACACGAAAGAAAATAAAGCCATGAAAGAATACACCCACAAGAAACGGGTATTATACGATCCATTGACGGACGAGTTTGCAAAATATGGAGACATATTCGAGAAAATCGCCCACAATGAGGCCAACGGAATGTGCTGCTATAAGCGAACGACGCCCGACGGGTTGGCCTACTATGAAGTGTTCAAGGCTCCGAAGCGGATATGTAAGGACGGAACAAAACACGAATGTTATCCGCAAACCGCAGAATTCGGCTTCGGTACGGCTTTGTGCCTGCGTGGTGATGAAAGGCACACGGCAGACAAAATAGCCTTTTATATGGCCAACGGATTCAATGCCGGGCGGTGGAGACCGGGCTAATAGAAAGGGCGACCCCGAAAGATCACCCCAGCCATCCGAACAAAGATAGTGATTTTTTTCGGGAACCATGACACGAAAAGCAAAGAGCCACCCCGTAACGGCCGATTATACGGTATGGACGGTCGAGTTGAACCGCGAGGAGTTGATGATTATCATCGACGGGATTCGCAACCATCGGATCAAGCAGGCCAAACTGACGCTCCAGAATATGAGGGCCCGGCGGGATCGAGGCTCAAAACAGACAAAACACATAAAAAACAACACAAGATGAAACAGGAATTTTACCCCGAATCCAGCATTCGGGAACAGATTGAAGCCGGAGGCGCTGAAGATTGGCAGATCCGGCTGGGCGGATACGTCGTATCGCTCTATTACACCAAATCCCCGAAGTCGGGCATCGCCCGAATAGTTCCTTTCCGAGGGGCTGACCGGTTGTCGGTGATTGTCTATCGACGGCTGCCGGACGGCACGAAAGAGGCTATTCGGCAAATCAAGGTCCCGGCCAGGAATGCAAATCTTTGGACAGATCATCGGAACAGCCTCCGAATCGTGGCGCATGACGGTCGGATGTGCATCTTCTCCGTTACGGCTTCCGGCGGTCCGGAGTTCCTCGGCGGGAAATGGGGCCGTATTGCATCGGATGATCCGATTCCCGATGAAGAGCGGCAACGCGGTATAACCCGGGCGACCGAGCGCTGGGTGAGCATGAAAAACGAATAACAACTAAACCCATATAGAGACGTATGGCACAGGACACGATCCACAAGATTATCGAGATCACAATCAAAAATTCCGATCTGATCGAAAAGATGCGCGAATCGCAGAATGCGATTGGTGCGCTTTCCAACGAGACGAAGCAGCTCAAACAAGACCTTGAAGAGTACAGAAAGAGTCTCAAAGAGGGGAAGATTACACAGGAGCAGTTCGACCGCATGATGGTCCAGACGAAAAACGAGATCATCAAGAACGACCAGGCCGTCACAAAATTCAAGTCGGACCTTCGGCAATATACGCGGGAAATGCAGTCGAATATCCGGCAGGACACCGCAAAAACCGGATCGCTGAACCAAATGCGGGCCAGCGTTCGGCTGCTGACTTCGGAATTCGAGGCATTGAGCGCCGCGGAGCGTTCGGGGAGCCGTGGGCAGGAGCTGGCCCGGCAGATTCGAGCGACAACCGAAGAGATCAACCGGCAGGAGGAGTCTATTCGCAATTACCACTCCAGCGTAGGCAACTACGCCGGAGGTATCCAAAAAGCCTTTTTGAAAATCACTGCGGCGTGGATGGCGATTCGCGGTCTGTTCAGCTCTCTCAATAACGGCATTCAGAAGATCCGCGATTTTGAGCAGGCCAATGCTGACCTCGGAACGATCGTCGGGGCCAATGCCGACGAGTTGAAGCGGCTGACCGATTCCGCGTTGGAACTGGGCCGCACGACCGAATACACCGCCTCGCAGGTGACGCAGTTGCAGACGGAGCTCGCCAAACTGGGATTCGGAACGCAATCCATCGAGACGATGCAGAAACCCGTCCTGCAATTCGCTACGGCGGTCGGGGCTTCGCTTCCCGATGCGGCGGCCCTTGCCGGTGCTACGCTGCGGAGTTTCGGGCTGAATGTCAGCGACACGGAAGATGTTCTCGCCACGCTGGCCGTTGCTACAAACCGTTCGGCGTTGTCGTTCAGCTACCTCAAAACCGCGATGTCCATTGTGTCGCCCGTGGCCAATACCTTCGGGTTCAGCGTGCGGGATACTGCGGCGTTGCTGGGAACGCTCGCCGATGCGGGTTTTGATGCATCGAGTGCAGCTACGGCGACCCGCAATATCCTGCTCAACCTGGCCGATGCCAACGGCAAGCTGGCCCAATCGCTCGGGGCTCCGGTGCGCACGCTGCCCGATCTGGTTTCCGGGTTGCAGCGACTTCGGGATCGGGGTATCGACCTGGCCGAAACCCTCGAACTGACCGACAAACGGAGCGTGGCGGCCTTCAATACCTTTCTCAACGGCTCCGACAATCTGCGTCGCCTGCGTGAAAATCTGGAGGACGTAAACGGGGAGCTGGGACGAATTGCAGAAGACCGGCTCAACACCGTGGAGGGTTCGATCAAACTGATGGAAAGCGCCTGGGAGGGTTTCGTGCTGTCGTTCTACAACAGCCGCGGAACGATCAAGTCGGTGATTGACTTCATCACCAGCGGTATCGAGGGGATCAACAACCTGCTCGATCCTGATGCGCAGAAGAACAAGCAGAAGGGGTTCTTTGTCGAAAGTTTGATGAATACCTATTCAACGGGTGGTGAAGATGCCCTGAACACAAGTATTCGAGAGGGGTTAAAATATTGGCAGAACAGATACGATGCCGCGCGGGAACGGTATACTGGAAGTGGAGGCCTTTTTGGGCAGCAGGATTTCGAGGTTACCGAAACGATGTACAAGGCTTTCATAGAGGCCGGAAATAAAGCCATTGAACAGGTGAAGCAGTTGAAACAGGAACAGGCCGACGCTGCCAAACAAGCCGAAGCGGATGCCAAAGCAAGTGCCGCCGCCGCAGCAAAGGCCCGATCCGAAGCTGCAGCCAAAGTGCAGCAGGCCGATGTCAAAGCAGCCGACACGCAAATTAAAACAGCCCAGAAGGCCGCCGACGAGGTGTTGCGCATGACCCAGCAGATGCGGGACAAGACGCGGGAAAACGAGCTGCAGACGCTCCGGGAGAATTACGACAAGGATATAACAGAAACAAAAAAACGCCTTGCGGAGATCTCCGAGTTGGAGAAGACGGCCGGAGTGCAACAAGGGCAGGCGTTGGTCATGGAGCGGGAGGCGCTTAATAAGAAGTTGCTTTTGCTGGACGAAAAATATCAGAAGGACCGACAGGATATTGAACGGAAATACAGCCGTAAGGAGTTGGAGAATGCCATCAAGAGCAAATCCGAGGAGTATCGGGTCCGCATTCTGCAGACACAGATAGCAGCAGGACCCGGAGAGGATGGTCAGATAGCGGCAGCACGCGAGATGTTATCCATCCTGAAGGAGCAATTGGGCTACATCGAGCAAAATGCGGACGCGCTCAAGAAGTCGGGAGAATCCGATGCTGATATTTTATCCATGAGGCTCGATCTTTTGAGGCAGATCGAGAAGGCGAACGATCAGATTAACAGGGGCGCTACGCAAGGTATTAAAAACAGTAGGTCTTTGGCCGAGGGAAGAATCGATGCTGTTGGGGAACTTACCTCCTCGATGTCTGAATTGGGAGATGCGGTTGCCGGACAGGACAATGCGTTCAGTCGCATGATGAGCGTCCTTTCCTCGTTACTTGGAGTTATCCGTGCCATGAATAGCCTTGAGCAGGTGTCTACGGCAATCATGGAGGCCAAGAACGTACAGACCGAGGCCAGTACGGCTCTCACTGCGGCAAATACAGTGGCTACGACTGCCAATATCGCTGCCAAGCAGGGCGAAGCGCTTGCCGAGGGAGGTGTTGCTTTGGCCACCGGAACCGCCAAGGCCGCCAGCTCTTCTTCGCATTGGATCGAGATGCTCGTAGCCATTGCCGCCGTCGCTGCAGCTATCGGGGCTGTAATTTCCACGGTCAAGAGCCTAACTTCGGAATCTGCGAATGCTTCGGTGCCCAAATATGCGGCTGGAGGACTTGTAAGCGGGCCCGGAACCGGCACGTCGGACAGCATTCCGGCACGTTTGTCCAATGGAGAGGCAGTTATGACTGCCGCTGCTGTGAATGAGTGGGGATCTATGCTCTCGGCCATGAACATATCGAGCGGAGGCAATGCCATTAACGTATCCAATCTGCCCCAGCGTGGCGACGGAATGCGCGGGATGGAGCGCATGATGGAGAGGGTTATGATGAATATGCCGACGCCCGTTGTTTCGGTGGTAGATATCAACAAAGGCCAGCGCAGGGTCAAAGTGCAGGACAATATCAGCAAACTGGGACGTAAAAAATACAAATGACCATGAACAGGAAAGGACAAAAGACAGAGGATCCCGCCCGTAAGATCGGGCGACCTCGGAAATTCACTCCCGAACGTTTCTGGGCGGTCTTCGAGGAGTACAGGAAATGGGCCAAGGCTACGCCGATCTATGTCAGCAAAGTATCGGCAGGACAGACCATATCGCTCCCGTGTGAACGTCCGCTGACCCTTACGGGCTTTTGCCGGTTCGCGGAAATAAGCCGGGATAGTTTCTACAACTACGAAGCAAAACCGGAATTTTCGGAGCTGCTGACCTTTATCCGAGAGGCCATCGAGGCCGACCAACTCGAAGGCGCTTTGGCTGGGGTATATGATTCGAGCATTGTCGCGCGGGTTCTCCGCCTGGCCGACCGCAAGGACATCACGACCAACGGGCAGAACCTTCAGCCGCCAGGTCCGGTTGTTACCGTGACGATTGACGAGGCCGCCGCCTCCATCATTCAGTCCATCGGGAAACAGACGATCCGGGAATAACAGAAACAGCCACCCGTTGAGGTGGCTGTTTCTTATTTTGTATTAGTCTTATTTTGGGGCGTATTGCGCGGTTTGGGTGCTATTCTTGATCGGTATAATGGGAAACTTTTTAAGCCATCAATGTGTTCGTATAGGCTGTTGTCGATGTGAGGCGCGTACATAGCATCAAGGACAAAATCAATTCCTTCGCGTCTTGCTAACTTAGCTGCAGGCACAAAGTCTGAATCACCCGAAATAAGCACAATTTTATCAACAAATTTTTTTAAGGTTATAGATGCTATATCAATACCTATTTTCATATCTATCCCTTTTTGCCTTATCTCGTAATATACATCATTCTCGTTCCAATTCGTAGGATTTTTTGTGCCTTTAAGAATGTCTGTTACTATGTCTGCTCGAAATTGCCATGAATTTGTTTTTAGGGAACCTAATCGTAGTGCAACTTTACGTTTCTTCTTTAATTCTTCGATCAATTCCCGTTTAAAAATGGCTAAAGGAGACTGCCCTAAATTGATGCATTGATGAGTTATAGGATTATGTATCCGTTTGTCAAGAGGCACGCAGTCATAATAGAAAATACGATACAAATAGTTTTCATTTCCAACATGAGAATGTGCTAGTTTATATATATCATTCGCGACCTCTTCGGGTGTCTTTTTAGGGTCCTTTTTGTTGTATAAGGCGTTATAACGTTTGATGAAAAATCCGCCGTCAATTAAAACAGCGACTCTAATTGGAGTAGCGACTCTCGGAATCTCGATTTTCTTTTTTGGGGAGGATGTAGATGTAGTAGTCATGTTCGCTTAAAAAAAAGGCTTCTGGGTCGGCATATTCATTATAAAGCAGGAATATACGGAAGCCAGAAGCGTAATTAATGTGATGCAAATATATGCATCCTATTTTCATAATGCAAATAAATAGCGAATTTTTTACACCCTTATCTTGTTTTTGTGTTGAGAAGTGGTGTTTAGTCGGTGCTATTTATGTGTGTACAATATCGTTGTATAGTCTGTGCTATTCTCCCTTCTCTATCCTGATCGGCTTGCCGCAATGCGGGCAGGTGATCGTGTTCGTCGGCTGCGGGGCAAAAAAGTCCCCTACGTTGCAACCTATGGCCGTAGCGATGCGTTCGAGTACCTCTACACTCGGATTCCCGTTAATGTGCTGACTGAGGCCGACGGGTGTAATACCCATCCTTTCTGCTACCTCCTTAACCGTTAAGCCATTGGCTTTTATAGCTCTTTTTATATCCATCGCTTTATATTTGTTGTTTGGACAAATGTAGCGATAACTTTATTTTTCTGCAAAAATAATAGTAAAAACTTTATGTTTTATTTGTATAATTAAATTTATAGCTTTATATTTGCATCGGAAAACAAAACCAATAGCTATAATAATCATGACACCCGCAACCCGTACCGAGATTCAGCACTTCGCCAAGCAGATCGCCGATTATGTCACCTTCAATTGCGACGGCGAAAGCGAAGGTTTCGAGATCATCCACAACGGATATATCGCCTTTGTCAATTACGAGGCCGAATATCGTGCCGTCCTAGGTGGTGACAGCTATTGTGGGATGTGGGAAATGGTCCCCGAACTGGTCAGCGAGCAGACGACCGTCGAGGCCGTATGGGATGAAGAGGGCAACGAATATCCCGAACTCGCCGACGCTTTGCAGGTACTGTTGAACTAACAAACAATCCAGCTCTCTCACCTTCCGCGAATAGGTGCTATTACACCACGGCACGAAGCCCCCGGCGGTAATCCGGCCGCCGGGATAACAGAGAGCCCCAAATGAAAATAACCATGAAACGAACCGATTTATCGAACATCATGCGCCGTGCCTGGGCGTTGTTTCGCACGACGGGCAAAACCTTCTCCGTATGTCTTTCGAAGGCGTGGAGCCTTTATCGGCTTACCCGCCGGATGCGGGCCGGTGTCGTTCGCTTTGCCTACGAAAAGGCCGACGGCACGTTGCGCCGGGCCTGCGGTACGTTGCAGGACATCGCCACCACGATCAAGGGCACCGGACGTCCGGACGATGGTCGCACGATCAAGTATTACGACATCGAGGCTGCCGGTTGGCGGTCGTTCAAAGTGGAAAACCTTGTAACGATATATTGAGCTATGGAAAAGAACGTAATCAGAATCGAAGCGGAACCGACCCGGGAGGATGCCAACCGGATCATCGCCGAGCGTCGGGAGGCGGTCCGGGCTTATGTCCTGGAGAAACTCAAAGAGACCAATACGGCCACACCTGCCTCCGATTTACTTTTTGGGCTGTTTCCGATCCAGGAGGGCAACCCCTACCGGGAGATCGTGAATATCTCGGCCTACGTTTCGGCCGCAATGTCGGAGGCGTGGCGGCTGTTTTTCGAGGTGGAACACCTGCGCCGCGAGTTGGCCGAGTTGAAAGGCCGCGAGATCGAGGATGTGAAATGTACGTTAGTTGAATAATTCAGATAAAGCCATGACAATCGAAGATTTGAAAAACGCAAAGTTGAGTTCGAAAACGGCCGGATACCTGGGGATATATATCAAACTCTCTGACATATATGGAGAGATTGAAGATCTTGTTGAAGCGAACTATTGTCCTGAATGTGTGAATAGTATTCTCGAAGATTTTGAAAATGCAATGGATTCTGCAATGGATGAGGTTATGAATTTGGTTGTTTCCTCTATGACTGACCGGTTGAGTTTTATTGACAATCATACGGAGTTATGATCTACGAATTGACCATCGACGGCTACCTGGTGGGGGTATTCCCCACCGAGGGCGAGGCAGTCCGGCGAGCCCGGTATTTGCCGAGGGGCCGATATACTCTCCGGGAATGGGCGAGGGACGGCGAATTTTCGACGTTCGACCCTGCGGTAAACAGATGCTACACTTTCGACAACTGA